CGCCACAACTACCGACTCCGCATGCTCCTCATCGGCGGAGGACTCACCCCATGACCCACGCTCAACTCCGAAGAGCCGATTTACCGTCGCGGCGCTGGCATGGACGGCGCGACGGCCTGGACGTGGAAGGAGTGCGCGCACTGCGAGCTGCTCATCGCATGGCTCGGGCGCATCAACTACCTGGAGGAAGAATATTGCCCCGAGGTTATCGAAGAATGGGAGCCCGAGACGCTCAGCGACCTGCGCCTCAAAGCGTGCTGGGTGAAACGCTGGACGTTCCAGAGTGGCGCTCTAATGCCACCCCCCGAGGCGCGCTTCGGGGAGACCTCCAACGGGTATCCCTTTCTCGCGTCTCTTTCAATGGCGGTGGCGTCATGAGTGCACCGAAGGGTCTGACCCGCGCCGACAAGCTTGACATCGCTCAGCGTCGTGCTCGCGGTGAGTCGCTGAGCACCATCGCCGCCGCGCACGGGGTGGACTTCAGCAACGTCCGTTACCACCTCGAGTGGCGTGAACCGTGGCGACCGAAGCCGTGTGGGACGAGCGCCGCCTACCGAAGGCACCTGCGCGCAGGTGAGCGGCCGTGCCCGAAGTGCTGTGCCGCGAACGCTGAGGCAACGAAGACCTACAAGAGGAAGGCGGAGGCGGCATGAGTAACCCGTCGAAGAAGAAGGGCACCGCTGGCGAGGTTGCGGCGATGAAGTGGCTGCGCGACAACGGTTTCCCTTGGTGCGATCGTCAACCGTTGCGCGGCAACCGTGACACGGGTGACCTGCAGTTGTGCATCGACGTCATCGCTGAGGTGAAGAGCGTTGCGGCTGGTGCGTCTGGTCAGCCGCCGCATGGTCTGCTCGCGACATGGTTGCAGCAGACCGACGTCGAGACGGAGAACGCCGGCGCCGAGTTCGGGCTGCTCATCGTCAAGCGCGCCCGCACGGCGAACCCAGCGCACTGGTTCGTCTACATGCGGCTCGGCGAGTGGCTCAGGCTCACCGGCGCGCACCTGCCCCTGCCTGACCCGTCGCAGCCCGTGTGCATGAGTCTCGCGTCCGCTGCCGCCGTCCTCAGATCCGCTGGGTACGGCACCGCCCCCGAAGGAGAAACGCTGTGACGTACTACTGCGAGCGATGCCTCAGTGAGCACGACACCCCCGACTTCGTGTGTACCGAATGTGAGGAGACCCGATGAACCGCACGCCTCTTGCTCACATCTTGCTCCACTACGGCGCGGGTGACGGCGCGTTCCTCATCGACGGGTGGAAGGTGCCCGCCTTCATCGAACCAGAGTTCGACGTGACGACCGACGAGTTCGGCGTCGTGCGCTGCACGGTCACGTTCCTGTGCGACGAGGTGACCGTCCTCTCGCCTTGGGAGCCGCGTCGCGTCGCATCCGAGATCGTCAAGAAGGAGACCCGATGACCAGGAAGCTCACGTCCGACCAGCTCGACGAGATCGAGGCGGCGGCGAAGAAGGCGACGCCCGGTGAGTGGGTGCATGACGAGTTCGGCGAGGTGCGCGGCTCCAATGGTGAGTCGCTATTCTTCGGCGATGCGGCCGGGTACGGGCTGCCCATCAGCCGCGCCATCGCCGAGCACGTCGCTATGATGGACCCGGCCACGACGCTCGCTCTCATCGCTGAGGTGCGGGCGCTACGCGCCAAGGTGGAGCGGGTGCGAGGGATCATCGGGCCGCGCGAACTTCTCGACCCCCTCCAGGGAGGATGCGAGGGACTGGCCGACGAGACGCTGCTGAGCATCCTCGACGCGTTCGAGGAGGAAGCATGATCCGCGCCGTCGGCCTGCGCGTGTCCTCCGCCCTCGTCGCCGCCGGGGGGTTCGCGCTCCTCGTCGTTGCTGTTGCGGTCGGTACGCGCATCATCTTCGACCACGTCAACCCGCCCGACTCGCCCGGCCCTGAGTGGGTGCACGACCGTGGGTCGATCTACTGGACGTGCACCGATAGTGGCCGCGCGCTCATCCGTGACACGGATACTGGCTCGACGTTCCTCGACCGTGACGATCGCAAGTGTGACGCGGGAGGGTGACCGCGAGCGCCCCGCACGATGGCGGGGCGCTCGTGTTCGTTTCTGTTGAATCCAACACTCGACGGGTAGAATCGAACATGCCCCGCCACCTCACAGAACGGCCCGCCCACCGTGACTGCTGAACCGCTGACGCCCGCCCAGATCGCCGGACGCATGACCGCTGCCCTCGCCACCATCACGTCGCTGTGGCCCGACATGCTCACCCCGGCATCGAGCAGTCGTCACGGCGGCACCGCACCCATCCTCAGCGACGACGACGAGTCCGACGCCGACACGCCCCGCACCCTGCGCGTCGTCGCTGTGCGTCAGGAAGTGAACTGGCAGGTACGCGGATGGGCTCAGGTGCTCATCGAAGACCACAACCTCGACGACCGCACGCCCGACGGACACGACACGCTCGGGCTATGCGCCTACCTGCGCAAGCACGTCGACCTCATGTCCACGCACGAAGCCAACCTCGACGCGCTGCAGGAACTCGAGGACTGCGCGCACGCCGTCGAGCACTGCGTCTACGGCGCGCCCGTCCGGCGTCAGGCGCTTGGACCCTGCCCCGATCCGACATGCGACGGCACCGTCCGCGACAGCGCCACCTTCGACGATGCTGGCCGGCGTCTCGCGTCCTGCACACGCTGCCACACCGAGCAGGCGCAGATGGACTGGGCCGAGAGCATGGGCATCACCGTGCCCGACTCGCTCACCAAGCATGAGCTCATCCAGCTCGCGCACGAAGACTACGGCCTCACCCTCACCGAGCACGGCATCACCTGCCTCGTCTCACGCGGCACCCTCACCCCACTCGACCGCAAGAGCAGGCCGCAACGGTACGGGTACTTCGCGTGCATCGACTACTTGACGGAGAGGCGTGCACGCACGTAACCTCTCGCTGTGGACGTTTTGTCGTCCCCAGAATCGAGCGCCCCGAGTCATTGCGACCGGGGCGTTTCGCGTGTCCGGGCCTACTCGTGGCGAGGCCAGCCCGGACGTCGAGCCAAGTCCACGTGCGCGCGCCCACCTAGCCTCTGGCATCGGACGCAGCGTGTGGCCCACCATCCGGGATGCCGCAGCGGATGGCGTGACACACCCCGCGCGCCCTAGGGAATGGCGGGGAGCTGCGGCCACAACGTGAATGAGGTGAGCCGTGGGCAAGCGTGACACCTACCGCGAGCACATCGACTGGGCCGACGTCGAACGTGCGTACGCCGAGCAGCGACACGAGCAGGACATGCGAGACCTCATGATGCCCGAGCGAGGCGTCATCGTGGACGAGTGCAGATGGGGTAGAAGGTGAGGCGGGCATGAACCGGTACGTGATCGACGGCATCATCCGGGACGCGCAAGCAGGTAAGGGCGTCCTCTGCGTCATCCCATCCCGTCGTGGGCCGGTGCGTGGCATCTGCGTCGACATCGCCGTCATCGACGACGTCTACTACCGCGACCAGATGCTCGACCTACACGCCGACCTTACGGTGCTTGTCGCACCACGTGGCGGCGAGATCATCACATACACGTGAGCAACCCGCGTCTGCGCGAAGCCAGGATTCGTGTGAGGTGATGACGTGAAGGCGAGCGCATCAGCACGCGGCTACGGTGCAGCACATCAGCGCGAACGCACTCGATGGGCGACGCTGCTCGCATCAGGGCACGTCGTCCGGTGCGCACAGCCAGGATGCAGCCACCCGCAGGACCTCATCACCGCAGCCACCGTGTGGGATCTCGGCCACTCCAGTGACCGCCGATCATGGATCGGGCCCTTGCACACCGACTGCAACCGCCGAGCCGGCGCCATCAACTCCAACATCCCCCGCCTCGACCGCGCGACAACGATCCGCGAATGGTAGGGGCGTCCAGATTTCGAGACGACGCGCGTCGAGAAGACCCCGGCAGTCGCTGTACCCCCCCGTCTGAGCAGGGGGGCGTGAGGGAGGCCGCTGTGAGTGTGTACAGCGCGGCCCAGGAGGGGCGTCTCGCGGCCTTGCGGGCCACGCGTGACCGTTTGAGCCTCGCGATCGACGAAGCGCCCGTGACGGTCCTGCCGCAACTCACAGCGCAGCTTCGAGCGACGCTGGCCGAGATCGACGAACTCGATCCGCCGAAGACGGAGAAGCCCGAGACGGGTCTGAGCGAGTTCGAGGAGCGGATGCGTGAGCGTGAAGCAAGATCCTCGGATTCGGCACGCACCAGATCGGGCTGAGACCTACGGCGACCTCGCCGCGGGCCTTGCTTCGTCCTACCAGCTGACGCCGGATCCGTGGCAGCAGATCGTGCTCGACGACTGGCTCGGCGTGGACGCTGACGGCAAGTGGTCGTCGCTGACGTGCGGGCTGTCCATCGCCCGGCAGAACGGCAAGAACGCCATCATCGAGGTGCGCGAGCTGTTCGGCATGGTCGGTCGCGGCGAGAAGATCTTGCACACTGCTCACGAGGTGAAGACGGCGCGCAAAGCGTTCAAGCGCCTGCAGCACTTCTTCGGCACGTGCAAGGATGACCCCGGCGCGAAGTTCCCCGAGCTCAACAAGCTCGTCGCCGAGGTGCGCAACGTCAACGGCCAAGAGGCCATCATCCTGACCAACGGCGGCAGCGTCGAGGTGGTCGCGCGTTCGAAGAACTCAGGTCGTGGCTTCACCGTCGATGTCCTCATCCTCGATGAGGCGCAGGAGATGAGCGACGACGACCTCGAGGCGCTGTTGCCGACGACGTCGAGCGCCCCGCTGGGCAACCCGCAGTGGATCTTCACGGGCACACCGCCCGGCCCTCGCGCCGATGGCGCCGTCTTCGGGCGCACACGCCGCGAGGCGGTCGAGACGAAGGCGCCTCGGCTGTGCTGGCACGAGTGGAGCCCCGCCGAGGACGACGATCCGGCCAATCGTGCCGTGTGGAAAGCTACTAACCCGGCGCTGCTGACAGGCCGCCTGCAGATGAGCGTCGTCGAGGGCGAGTTCGGGCGCTTCTCCGAAGACGGATTCGCCCGCGAGCGCCTCGGGCGCTGGGACGCCGACGGCGCGGCGACGATCTTCGGCGCTGACCGCTGGGGCGCGTGCCTCGAGGCCGAGAGCGAAGGCGTGAAGCTCGAGGCGCTCGCCGTCGCGACGTCACACGATCTCGCGTTCACCGCGATCGTCGGCGCCGGCCAAGACGGCGCGCGCGTACAGGTGAAACCGCTGCAGCACGCGCCCGGACAGTCATGGGCGCTGCAGCGCATCATCGAATTGTCCAAGAAGTCTGACTGCCCTGTCGTCATCGACGACCGCTCCGCTGCCTCCCCGCTCATCGCTGCGCTGGAGCGCGCCGGCGTGAAGGTCGTGCAGGCGCGCACCGCCGACGTTCTCGACGCGGCAGCGAGCACCTACAACGCCGTCGTCGAGAAAACGATCAAGCACGCCGGGTACGCCGAATTAGACGATGCGATCCGGGTGGCGAAGAAGCGTCCGGTGTCGAAGCGGTGGGCCTTCGGGCACCGCAAGGACGGTGACGACATCAGCCCGCTCGAGGCGATGTCGCTCGTCGTGTGGCAGCTGACCAAGGTCACCAAACAGCGCGAGAGCGCGTACGCCGACGATCACGACCTCGTCGTCATCTGAGAGGGGGTCTCGTGGGATTCTGGAGCCGACTGCTCGGCATCGACGCCTATGACGCCGCTCAACGCGTCCTGCCGGCCCCGTACGAGCCGTACATGGCGACCGGTGGCATTCCCGTCATGGACCCTGGGTCGCCTCTGCAGTGGTGGGCCGGCGGCGAGCGCACCAAGGTCGAGAACTTCTGGCGTACACAGCCGAATCTTCGCAAGGTCGTCGACTTCGCCGCACGTGCGACGGCATCCGTGCCGCTGAACGCCTACCGGCGAGTTTCGGACACGGACCGTCAGCGCGTGCACGGCGAGCCCATCGCGCAGGCCCTGGCAGCGCCGCGGCCTCGTGTCGGCCCGTATCGCTTTTGGCATTCGCTCGTGTCCGACCTGCTGCTGTACGACCGCTGGTGCTTCCTCGTGGCGACGGCGTCGGACGGCACGCCCGAGCTGCAGATCGTGCCAGCGTGGCGCACCCATTTCGAGGTCGACGCGCTGAACACGGTGACGGACATCTACGCCTGGATGGGCGACAAGAACGGGCGCGAGGGTGACGAGCAGTGGAAGAAGCTGCCGTTCGACCAGGTCGTCTTCGACCACGGCTACGGCGTGCGCTCGGCGGGCCTGTCCCCCGTCGACACGCTCTCCGACATTCTCGAGGAGAACGCTGAGGCGGTCCGCTACCGGCGAGAGGTGTGGGAGAACGGCACCCGCGCGCCGGCGTACATCGCGCGCCCGCAGGATGCGGGCTCGTGGACACCTGAGCAGCGTCAGCGCTTCGCCAGCGGCCTGAAGTCGGTGTACGGCAAGGACGCGCCGAACGCGGGCGGCATGCCGATCCTCGAAGACGGCATGGAGATCAAGGGCCTGGACGTGTTCTCGCCGCAGGACGCCGGGGACATCGAGGGTCGACAACTCACGGCCGTCGAGGTCGCGTCGGCTTTCCACATCGCCCCCGAGCTTGTCGGCGCGCGTGAGGGCACGTTCTCGAACATCGAGTCCTACCGCCAGGGGCTGTACCGCGACGCGCTCGGCCCGCTCATCAAGAGCATCGAGGATGCGCTGAATGCGCAGCTGGTTCCGATGCTGACCGATGACCCGTCGGTGTACGTCGAGGCGAACATCGAAGCGAAGCTGCGCGGCTCGTTCGAGGAGCAGGCCAAGATCATGCAGTCCGCTACGGGTGGGCCGTGGATGACGCGCAACGAGGCCCGTGCGATGCAGAACCGTCCCCCACTGGAGGGCGGCGATGACCTCATCGTGCCGCTCAACGTGATCGCGGGCGGTCAGGCGTCGCCCAACGATTCCGGCTCGCAGAACCGCATCCCCAACTAACACTTTCGAGCCCGAGGAGGGCGCATGGATCACAAAATCGTCCCCCTGAGGGTTAAGGCGGCGGGGCCTGGAGATGACTTGCCGGAAGGCTCCTTCGAGGGCTATTGCTCTGTCTTTGGAAACAAAGATTCGTACGGCGACATTGTTGTCAAGGGCGCCTTCGAGAAGACGCTCGCCGAGTGGGGCGAGAAGGGTGACGTCATTCCCCTCTTGTGGGGGCACGATTTCGCCGACCCGTTCTCGTCCATCGGCACGATCGACAAGGCCGAGGAGGACGACTACGGCCTCAAGGTGACCGGAACCTTCGACCTCGAGAACCCGAAGGCGCAGCAGGTCTACCGGCTCCCCGCACGGCCGCGCCGGCGGGGGGGACGAGGTGAAGGACGACGCGGTCTACCTCAAGGATCTGCACATCTACGAGGCGTCCATCGTGCCGATCGGCGCGAACCCGGAGGCGGGCGTTACCGACGTCAAGAGCGCGGCCGAGCATCTGCTCGAGCATGTCGCCGACGTCAAGGCTGGCCGTGTTCTCGCGGCCAAGCACATCGACTCCCTGCGGTCAGCGCAGGAGGCCATCGGCGTCGTCATCGCGGCGGCCGAGGCAAGCGACCAGAGCAAGGCCAGCGACACCCCTGAGGTTTCGTCCGCCGAGGCCAGCGACGACGAGCGAGTGCTCGAGACGTCGTCCGCCGAGGCCAGCGAAGCGAAGGCGGCACCGTCGTCCGTCGAGCAACTGGCGGCAATCACCAACCACTTTGCCCTGACAGGGCAGGAAGGAGCCTGAGGTGAACCTCAAGGCCCAGCGCGCCGCCGCTCTCAAGGCGGCGCAGGAAGTCATCAAGAAGGCCCAGGACGAGGGGCGCGATCTGAAGGCCGACGAGATCGCCGACGTGGAGAAGTTCCACGCCGAGATCAAGGGTCTCGACGAGAAGATCGGTGAGGCGAAGAAGTCGGCCGACCTCATCGCCGAACTCGCCGGCGCGGACACGCAGACGCAGGACGAGGCCAACGCCGAGAGCGACAAGCCGACCGACGGCGGTGGCGCCCCGAAGGCGCGCACCCTCGGCGAGCGGTTCGTCAAGAGCGCCGGCATGAAGGCTCTTCGCACCCAGTACGGCTCGGCCGTGCGGGACACGAAGAACCCGATCTACGTCGAGGCGCGCGACATCGCGAACGTCGACGAGCTCGGCATCGGCTCCAAGGCGACGATCACGACCGTGACCGGCCAGCCCACGCCGAACCGTCTGCCCGGTTACCGCAGCGAGCTGCTCGACGAGCCGCTGACGTTCCTGTCGCTGATCTCGACCGGCACGACCGATTCGTCGTGGCTGGAGTACGCGCAGATCGTCTCCGAGACCGACAACGCGGCCATCGTGCCCGAGGGCGAGCTGAAGCCGCTGTCGGACGTCACGACGGCCAAGGCTGAGGCGAAGGCGCACGTCTACGCCGACGGTTTCGACATCACCAACCAGATGCTCGCCGACGATGGCGCGATCGCGACGTTCATGGAGACGCGCATCCGTCAGCACGTGAACAACAAGGTCGAGGATGTGCTCATCAACGGTGACGTCACGGCCAACGTCAAGGGCATCCTGACGACGTCCGGCGTGCAGGCGCAGGCCTACGACACCGACGTCATCACGACCATCGCGGGCGCGCTCGCGAAGATCGAGAAGGTGCAGGCGACGCCGCAGGCGATCGTCATGAACCCCGCCGACGCGTGGAAGCTGTCCCTGACGAAGGAGGCCGGTGTCGGCTTCCTCATGGGTAACCCGCTGCAGCAGGGTCTCAACCCGACGCCGTTCGGTGTGCCGCTGGTGAAGTCGAACCGCGTGAAGGCGGGCACGTTCCTCGTGGGCAACTTCAAGTCGGTGCAGTTCCTGCAGCGTGAGGCGCTGAGCGTCGTCGCGTTCAACCAGCACAAGGACTATGCGCAGAGGAACCTATCCTACGTTCGCGCCGAGCTTCGCGGCCTTCAGCTGCTGCTCGCTCCCCGCGAGATCGTGGTTGGCAAGCTCTCTGCGTGACAATCGACGCGGGCATAATAAGGACTAGTAGCGTAGAGTGATCACATGAAGATGTGCTCATTCAGAGGCTGTGAACGTCCGCTCTATGCTCGCGACTTGTGTCACACGCACTACGCACAAGATCGATCCGGTCGAGCGTTGAAGCCCATCTCGGCGCGTCGTTCGACCGGGTCGGTTCTGCAGCGTGACGAGCAGGGTCGCAAGCAGTGTTTGCGCTGTGGGCTGCACCTTCCCGAGTCGAGCTTCCAGCGAGATCCGTCGCACGCCGACCTCTTGTCGTCGTACTGCAGAGCCTGTCGCTCGGCCCACGCTCGTGCTTGGCGTTACGGCGTCACGCCGGAGCGGATCGAGCAACTGATCGCGGATCAAGGCGGGGAATGCGTCACGTGTCGCGCATCTCTCGCAGATGGCTTCTGTGTCGACCATGACCATTCGTGCTGCGCGGCTGTCAAGACGTGCGGGAAGTGCATTCGCGGCCTGCTTTGCCCCGAGTGCAACAAGCTCATCGGAAAGTTCGAGGCCGACCGCGCTCGCTTGGCGCGGATCCTCGACTACATCAAGGAGGAATGACCATGCTGCGCGAGTTCGAGATGGTCGAGGTCGATGGCGTGCGCTACGTCAAGGGTGAAGAGCCCGAGGTCGTGGTGGCCGTCGAGGTCGATGTCGAGAAGGTCGAAGCGAAGGAGGCTCCCGCGCCGCGCAACAAGGCGCGTGGGGCTGCTTCGAAGGAGGCGTGAGCGATGGGCGACATGCCACCCGCCGTGACGGCACCGGACGGCGTCGATCAGGACGCGTGGACGGCCGCTGTGAGCGCGATCCGCGCGTGGTGCGGATGGCATGTCGCCCCAGCTCACCTCGAGACGCTGCGCCTCGACGGAACGGGCGCGCGCGAAGTGTTCCTACCGTCGCTGCACGTGCTCGAGGTGCTGCAGGTGCTCGATGACGGCCGTGAGGTGACCGACTTCGAGTGGTCGACGAACGGCATCATCCGCAAGGCGTCGCCGTTCACGCGCAAGCTGGGCGGCATCACGGTGCAGCTGAAGCATGGCTACCCGGACATGCCCGAGGTGCTCG